TCATTACCCCAGCAGATAATTCTGTAACTGCGGCTAAATTAAGCGCAAGCGTTAGTGGTAGACTTAGCGTTGAATGGCAAGCTGTGCAAACTACTGGCTTTACCGCAGTTGCCGGGAAAGGTTATCCGTGTAATACTACGGGCTCTTCTTTTACTGTTACCTTACCGGCATCAGCAAGCGCAGGTGATCAGATCGCTTTAGTAGATTATGCGGGGACTTTCGGTACAAACCCTTTGACATTAGGAGCAAATGGACTAAAAATAAACGGGTTTACAGACGATAGAACATTAGTTACAACCAGACTTGGTGTTTACCTAACTTATGTTGATGCAACTCAGGGTTGGGTAGCAACCTCTGGAGTGAATACTGCAAGCGCCGCTCTCTCGCCAACACCTTATTCTATTGATTTTGTAGTAATTGGTGGTGGGGGTGGTGGGGGTGCAGGACAAAGCATCTACCAAACTGGTGGAGGTGGAGGTGCTGGTGGTTATCGAACATCTACCCAGACATCAACTATAGGAAACGTAATTACAGTAGTAGTAGGTGATGGCGCTGCTGGCACGAGTTCAGATTCTGCTCCAGCAGTAAATGGTTCGCTTTCATCCATTGTTGCCACGGGATTAACAACAATATCATCAGCAGGTGGTGGTGGTGGTGCAATGTATAACTCTCTAACAGGCGGCGCTGGTGGGTCTGGTGGGGGAGGAGGTTCGCTGACGGGTGTTGGTGGCGCAGGAAATACACCTAGTACATCTCCAGTTCAAGGTTATGACGGCGGTGCAGCTGCTGGTAGTGGAGCTGGTGGTGGTGTTAGAGCGGGAGGTGGCGGTGGAGGTTCTAGCGCTATTGGTGCTGCTGGTTCTGGTAGTAACGGTGGAGACGGTGGTGCTGGTACAGCATCTTCAATAACTGGAGTAGCCGTTACTAGAGCGGGCGGTGGTGGTGGAGGCGCACAAGGAGCAGGCGCTTCGGCTGGTGTTGCTGGAAGCGGCGGTGGTGGTATTGGCGGCTTGAGTCAACAAGCTGGAGCTGATGGCACAGTTAATACAGGTTCTGGCGGTGGGGGAGGCTCTAATAATACGGGTGGATCGACCGCAACAACCAAGGGTGGAAACGGAGGAAAGGGGGTTGTGATTATGAGTATGCCTACTAGTTCATACAGCGGCGTAACAACGGGATCACCAACGATAACCACCCATCTAACAAATACGATACTAACATTTAGTGGCTCTGGCAGTTACACGGAATAACATTATGGCATCATTTGCGAAAATTGGATTAAACTCAAAAGTTATAGAAGTTCTTTCTGTGCATAATGATATGTTGAAAGATGCTGATGGAGTAGAGCATGAGTCATTAGGTATTGACTTCTTAACCAAACTTCTTGATTGGCCCTTTTGGAAGCAAACTTCTTATAATAATAATATTAGAAAGAATCATGCTGGTATTGGTTACTCTTACGATGAAGTAAGGGATGCTTTCATCCCGCCAAAACCTTATCCATCGTGGACATTAAACGAAGATTCCTGTCAATGGGATTCACCCGTTGCGTATCCAGAAGATGGAAAACATTATACGTGGGATGAACTCAACCAAGAATGGGCTGAAATAGCCAGTATCACAGGAGGATAGTATGGCATCCGAAGTAAAAACAAATAAAATATCCCCTGCAACTGGAACAGATGTAACTCTAGGAGATGCCTCAGATACGTTTACCATACCAGCTAGTGCAACTCTAGATGTAAACGGAACGATTGATATAACAGGTGCAACGCAGACTGGATTTCCCAGTGCTGGGTTTGCTGGTGTTCATGCAGATGTAACGTCTGGGTCTTCAACCTATACGGTTCCAGCAGACATAACGAAACTACTAGTTATTCTCACTGGCGGTGGGGGTAGCGGTGCATCTGGTACGACAGCTGTTGGCCCCGGCGGAGGAGGTTGTTCTGCTGGTACTGTTATGGCAAGAGTAACTGTAGTTGCAACAGATACCATAACTATTGCAATCGGGGCTGGCGGTGTCGCAACTGCCAATTCTAGTGGCCAAGTCGGTAATGTTGGTAGTGACTCGACATTTACTCATGCAAGCGGTAGCGGATCATTTGACACAATCACCGCCCCCGGCGGCAGGGCTGGCCCGTTGATAAACACAGTGGCTGTCGCTCCAGTCGCTCCGACGGTAGGAGCATCAAACGAGGGAATAGCCATAAAAGGTGGATACAACGCCATACATAATGGAAGCGCTAGCTTTTGGGGTCAAGGTGGCGCTACTGGAGTATATACTCTTAACACTTCTAGGGCTGGTGTTGCCTTTGGTTCTGGTGGCGGTTCGGGAACTTATAGTGCAGGAAGATTTTATGGTTCGGCTGGTGCTGATGGGGTGTGCTTCATAATGGAGTTTAAATAATGGCATTAACTAAAGTAGACAAAACGCTTCTCGAAACTACGGGCACAGCGAGTGAATCGACCTTTCTAAGAGGCGATGGATCATGGGCAGCTGTAGAAGGAGTGCCTTCTGGTTGCATACTGATGTGGTCTGGAGCAATATCTGCTATACCGTCTGGTTGGGTTATATGTGATGGAGCAAATAGCACCCCCAATCTAACGTCACGCTTTGTGATCCATGCGGACGCTGATTCGGGTGGAACTTATGACAAAGGAGCGACAGGAGGTAGTACAACTAGTGGCGCGCACACCCTGCTCACCGCTGAAATGCCAAGTCACTCACACAACCTTCAATTAGGCCACGATGGTGAAAATAATGGTATGAAAGCGAGTCGCGATTATCGGACCGCTTACTCAACACTAGCTTTATCCTCAACAGGCGGCGGTGGTTCCCATACACACGGTAGTACGATCCCACCTTATTACGCACTAGCTTACATAATGAAGACATAAAATGAAAATATCAATAATTCCCGATGATGATGTTGTTGTAATTGATAACGAGGCGATACTTGGTGTTAATACGGGCGTAGCGAATGACATTCATGCTATTCAATGGTTAGACAATAGTGGTCATATCGAGTATAAGGATAAGCGTGTTATTAATGTGACAGAGTTACCTATTCCAGATATCGTAGATAAGTTCAACGCAAGAAAAGCTGAGTTAGTTGCTAAATTAGCTGAAGAAATAGCAGAAAGACAGGTGGTATCGTAATGTCATATATAGGATCTGGACCACTCTACGGAAACTACCCAAGCGAGACTATCGCAGGTACTGGAGCATCCTTTTACACGCTGAGTCATGCCCCAGTGAGCACTGGCGGCATCATAGTGAGCTTAGACGGTGTTAAGCAGAACTCAGCTAATGGTGCATATTCCTTCACAGGTACCACACTAGATTTTGGTACTGCTGTAGGAGCAAGCGTTACCATAGAAGTGGTATACTTAGGCATGCAGGCTAACAGCGTTGTGATAGATCAGACGCTAGGCGCTGCAGACACAAATCAGGCAGCAATCATCAGAACTAATCACAACGATATCGATACTAGTCTTAGTATCGCTACGACAGATAACGGTGTGAGCGCAGGGCCAATCACAATCTCAGGAAGCGCTGTTGTTACAGTTCTTGGAAACTGGAGCATAGTATGAGCAAGTTACAGGTAGATCAACTATCTAAAACATCAGCAGGAGCAGATACTTTCGTATTGCCAGCAGCTGATGGAACTGCTGGACAGTACATGAAGACCGATGGTAGTGGAGCGTTAAGTTTTGGTACTGTTACAATTCCTGCTGGTGGATTAACAACCGCAAGTCAATGGAGATTGACTACAGACTTTACAGGCGACGCTGCGCCTATCGCTTCTAATCTTGAAGAAGTAGATGCTCCAGTAGGTTTTGGTGTTCTTGGTTCATCAATGACTGAATCATCAGGAATTTTTACGTTTCCCAGCAGCGGTTACTACCTAATCAGGTTTCACGCTTATTTTCTTGCCAACACTAATAGCCTTTTCAACAGAATAAAAATTCAAACAACCACAAATAATTCAACCTACGCTGTTGCCGCTATTACAAGTGGCTTTACTGGCGCATTGAACGCTGAGCAAGGAGTATCGACTGAATACATCTTTGATGTCACAGACACTACGCAATGTAAATGCAGGTTTGACATTGATGTTAATGCCGCTGGTGTTACAACAAAAGGGGATACAGGTCAACACGAAACCTTTATGACCTTTATGAAGCTGGGGGATACTTGATATGAGACCAGATCACATTGAAGACGTTTTGATTCATCTGCATTCTGGTCAATGGTTTGGATGGTCAGATTCAAAGAATAAAGTTTATGCGAATCTCGTTATGCATGGCGATCAAGAAAAGCCTACTGAAGAGTGGCTAAATGCAGAATTAAAAAATCAGCAAGAAGCATGGGATGCTGAACAGATAGCGGAGCAGGGAAGATTAGTTTCTGCAAAAACCAAACTTGAATCGCTAGGTTTGACAACAGAAGAAGTTAAGACGGCTTTCGGGATATAACATGGCATCAAAAATCATAGTAGACCAACTAGAAAAAACAGGCGGAGCTTTAACAGCCTTAACACTTCCGACATCTAATGCATCGGCTAGTGAATTCTTACAGAACGATGGTGCTGGTGCGCTTAGTTGGTCTAGTGCGGCTGCTGGATTTAACTCTGTTCAAGTATTTACTGGCGGTGGAACTTGGTCTAAAACTACAAATAATCCGACAAAGATAATCGTAGAGGTTGTAGGTACTGGTGGCGGTGGTTGTCGTAATGATTCTGGCGGCACTACATTAACTGGGGGAGCAGGTGGTGGATATGCTAAGAAATTCTTAGATGTAACAAATATTGATACCGCAACCGTAGCTATTGGCGCTGTTGGCGCTAGAGCAGGCGTTGGTGTTAATCCAGAAGTTGGTGTGGCTGGTGGTGCATCTTCTTTTATTAAATTAGCTGGTTCAGGGAGTTTTACTGACATCATTGGAAATGGAGGCGCGGGTGGAAATATAACAGGCTATGTCGCCGCCACTGGTGGAACAGCTACTGGAGGAGACATTAATATTCAAGGTGGTGTTGGTGGGACATTCTCTTTGTCTTCAAAGGGTGGTGATACTCCTTTAGGATTTGGTGGGCAGAATTTAAATACAGGTAGCAGCAGTGATATAGACGCTACTGGTTATGGTGCTGGCGGTGGAGCAGGACAATCAAGAGATGCTGGAATTGCGTCGGCAGGAGTTGTCATCGTGTGGGAGTATAAATAATGGTAGGAACAGTAATAGCAAAAGTCGCTGGATCAGCTCTTGGCGCAACTTATACGATGCCAGCAACAGATGGTTCTGCTAACGATCACTTAAAAACGGATGGTTCTGGGAATCTAGCATGGGTTGCTCCTCCTGCTTCTGGAACTAATACCCCATCATTCGGCGCTTATCTTGCGGCTAATCAAACGTATTCCAATGATACATGGACAAAGATAACCTTCAATACTGAATTATGGGATACAGATTCTGCTTTTGACCACTCAACAAATTACCGCTTTACTGTACCTGATGGAGAATCAGGAAAGTATTTTTTCTCTGCTACTACAAACTACGATGATACAGGTGGTGTCGTGGCTGTTGGTACTGGTCACATGGCGCTATAC